TCCAGCGTCAAGCTGCCATCAGCCCGCTTGGTCAATTTGTACAAAGTCCACTTTCCCGGTTCGATCACCCGGTAACGCTCCTCATATTTCACCCCAAAGTCGCCATCAGGATCATCAATCTCGGCCCATTCCAGGAAGGTGCAGCGGGTTACCACCTCCACCGAACCCACGATCGCTGTTCGCCAATTCAGGCAGGTTGAGCGGGTGCGGTTGACCAGATACGGGCGCCGCTTCAAGGCAGCCTCGCTAGCCCCATCAATAGGTTGACCATCGGGCATCTCGACAAGGATCGGCACGCCACCATCCCGTAGGCACAGCGCGTCAACGGTCAACCAGAAAGCCTGCAGGCTGTTGCCTTCTAGGTCTACGTTGTCTTGGGCCTTCGCAAAGCTGACTGGAGGGTCCCTCAGCTCACTGCGCGATAGCACCCCTGCAAAGGCTTCAATGCCTGCCTTAAAAAAGTCGCTGAACACCGCACGACCCAGGCGCCCCCTATAAGCAGGATCCGGTTCTGCTGGTTCTTTGGGCAAGTATTTCTTTTTCGTCTCCCCATCCTTCAGGCAATACCACGCGTCATAAGCACGCTGTAGATCGTCGGCGTGCTCCCGCAAGATTGGATGCTGGAAACTTGGCAGTTTCGGGTCGGTTCCAGGATGATCAGATCGCACCGCCGCCCGTACCCTTTGCCTGTTGTTGGAGCTTTCCGCCTCAGAGCTTTACAGCCTTGGGATGGGGCTTGCGGCGGGCAAACAGCGAGGGCTGCACCACCTCAACCGGTGCGGGCTTGGGCTGGCGGGGGCGGCGCTCACGGGGCACCGGGGCAACGGTGGCAACATCGAGCCCTAGTAGCCCCTGACGGAACTGCTCCAGGGTGCGGCCCCGTAGCTGGGCCTTCAGACGGTTGTGGAATTGAAGCATTGGCCCCGAGGGGTAGGGCCTCTTGAAAGGATCAGCTGCCCATCGCTCTAGGAGGCCACGGTCAGCGGGGCGCAGGTTGGTGAAGGCCGCCTCAGTAAGCCTGTAGAGGGCCGGGGCCAGGGCTGCCTCTGTGGCCTGGGGCTGGTGTTGGCTGAATAGGGTCAGCTCGTCTTCCAGTTCGATGGTGCCGACCATGCCGCCCATCATTTCAACAATCTCCTCCTGCTCAAACATCGGCAGGGCCGTTGCAACCTGGGCCAGGGTCTGACCCTCAGCCAGGAGGCGCCGCACCTTGGGGTAATACTCGCGCCACTTGGCGGGCATCTTTACGTCGTAGCCGTGATCCCGAATGTGGTGCTTGATGGCCCCATCAATGAACATGCAGACGCAGGTCGAAAGCGCATAGGGGCGATTGGTGCCAGGGTTGATCCTGGTGGGGTCATAGCGGCGGCACCCGTTGATCAGCCCTTCTAGGGCAGGGCCGATGAAATCCTCAAAGGGGCGGGAGCAGCGGCGCGACCATTTAGCAGCGGCTGCTTCGGCTAGCCCCTGGTTCTCGGTGATCAGCCGCTCAGATAGCTCGGTGCGAGCCGGTGAGCCAGGTTTGGTCGGTTGCTCCAGTGGCCCTGCTTTGCGCTGCCTTCGCTTTCGCGTGGCGGCTTCTGGCAGGCTGTCGATAGGCTGTGGCAAGGTGACGGTGGTCATCGGAAGCCGGGGATAGCGGATCGGCGCCGGGGTGGTGGGGGCTCCGGCTGCTGCTGCGGGAAGCCGTGGCCATAGTGAGCAGTGGTGACACGCATCGGACCGGTGCCTGCTACGTGGTTGATCGCCTGGGTCACCGAATCCGCTAGGTCATCGTGCCCATCTTCTCGCACACCCAGCGATAGCAACTGCTCCTCTAGGACACGCAGCCATGGTGCGCCGTGCGTCTCTCTCGGGTGAAGGATCAGGCCTTGTTCATAGCTTGGCGCTGCTGCATTACCTCGGGCGGTCTTGCCGCCGATGGGGTTGCACTCGAGGATGGTGAACCCGGCTGCTTCTCGTTTGAGCTTGTCGATGATGGCGCTGCCGTTGGCGCGGTCCTCTACCAGCAGCTCACCGAACCGCCAGCGATCCCAGAGGCTTCGGATCAGGGCGAGGGTATCTACGAAGCCGATCTTTTGATTGGCGGCACTCAGCAAGAACATCCTGCCGCTGTGGTAGCCCCAAACGGTGATGCCCACGTAGTCGTTGTTTTTGCCTTCCTTGAAATTGGCATCAACGCTGGCCAGGATGCGCTGGAAGCCTCTGACCGGTAGATCCTCGGGTCCGTAGTAGCTGAACCACTCACGGCGGAAGATGGCGCGTCCCTTGAGGTCGATGATCTCGGCTCCGTATTCCTGCGCGAACAGGTCAGGCCCAAGGGTGCGGCGGGCTGCCTCGATCTCTGATTCAGCAACCCGGCCACCATCAGCGGTGGTGAAGCGGAACCCACTGCCCTCAGGATCCTCGCCGCTTTCGGCTGCCTTGAGGGCATCGGTGAACCAGTTCTCACCGGCTGGGGTGGTGATGAACCAGGCCGGGCCGCGCTGATCGGATAGGGCAGGGCGCAGCACCATCGTCCAAGCGTCCTGCCGTACGTAGGCGGCTTCGTCAATCACGCAGCCGGAGAGGCTGACACCACGCAGGCGGTCGGGGTCTTCTGCGCCCTTGAGGAAGATCCTGGCGCCGTTGATCAGTTCGATGGATAGCTCCCCCTCGTTCTTGGCTGCGAGCGCATTGGGCGGCGTCATCCGCTTCAGGTCTACCCAGGCGATCTGCTTCGCCATGCGATAGGTGGCAGTCACGTAGTAAAAGAGCCCACCGGGCTTGGCCATCGCCCAGGTGAGCAGGCGGGTGATGCTGAGGTAGGTCTTCCCGAAGCGACGACCGGCCATCAGGTACTTGAAGCGGGCGTCGTCGTCGTAGACGCTGCGCTGTGGATCGCTGAGGGTGCCGTAGAGGCTGGCGCCGATCTGGCTGAGGTCTGTGTTGCAGGGGAGGGCAGCATCGCGCTCCAGCTCCAGCAGGGCGAGGCGTGCGGAGGGATCAGGGGCGCGGATGGGGGTCATGCGACTAGGGCCTCCAGCAAGCTGCCCTGCTGGCTGCCGATGCACGCGGGCGATAGCCACAGCCGCTCCCGGCGGCCGTTCAGCCCGTTGGTGCTGTAGCCAGCCCCTCCGCCCGCTTTGCCTTCGGTTACGGTCCACCCGTGCGCCAGTAGGGCATCGTGCTCGGTGTCGTAGCCGCAGAGGATCACCCGCAGCTCACGCGGGGCCGTTGCGCACCATTTGCGCACGGCCAGGCCCACGTCAGCATCCACATGAGCGTAGAGATCGCCGGACGTGGCGTAGGGCGGATCCAAGAAGATCGCCCGCGTGCCATCGCCACCGGTGCCGCTGCGGGTGACCGATGGCTTAACCACGCGCTCCCATGGCCCGCAGGTGATGCGCACGCGGCTGAGGCGATCGGCGAGCTGCCCCATGTAGCTCTCAAGCTGGCCCTGCCCCGCATTCCCGAGATGCGGCAGCTCACGGTTCACGCCCCGCCCCGCATTCCCGAGATGCGGCAGCTTGCGGAGATGGCCATCCACCACGCGCCAGGGGCCAGGGCCAAACGGATCGCCAATGCCGCAAGCCACCACGTAAAGCCACCACCCGGCAGCCTTGGCGTCGTGCGCCTCAGGATCGCCCTCCATCCACGCCACCAGATCAGGCGTGCGCCGTGCCTGCAGCCAGGCCAGCCGGGCGTGATAGTCAATCTCAGCCACGGGCCCCCATGCGTGCCGGGCCACTTCGGCAGGGCTGAGCTGAATGGCGCGCCAAGTGTTGACGAGCCAGCCGTCCGCATCGTTCAAAGTCTCCACTCGGCGGCCTGTGAATGCAGGCCGGGCCAGCAACACAGCAGCCGATCCGGCAAACGGCTCGACATAGCCAGCAGGATCGCCGAGGGCTTGCCAGATGCGGGCGGCAGCGCGGCGCTTGCCACCGAAGTAGGGGAAGGGGGCGGCCAACGTCACGCCACCGGCCCCACACGCTTCACTGCCCAGTACGCGCCAGGGCCTGCCTGCAACGTGGCCTCGATCAGCCCGTGCTCCATCAATGCCGACACGCGGCGGCTGACGGTGGACTGAGTGCAGCTCCAACGGGCTTGCAGCTCAGCGGTGGTGACGTGCGGGATCAGCCCTGCCCGAATGCGCATACCCAGCCAATCGGCAAGATCCAGGCAGTCCAGGAGGGCGCAGGCAGGCAACAGGGCGCGACGGGTGAGCAGGGTGTGCACCAGATCGGTCACGGCTCCCCCTCGTCTGCAGCAGTCGTCCCAAGGCCACGGGCCTGGATCTGCAGCAGCACCCGCCGCTCGTCATCAAGGGACAGGCCAGCAGCAGCGATCGCATCCACAATGGTGGCCACGGTCTTGCGCTCGGTGCGGCGCTCGGCGGCAGCGTCAGAGAAGAAGTCCCTCAGCCTGGGATGATGAGTCAGGAGCCAGGTAGCGGCCCATGGGTTGCCACCATCGGCCTGCACCTTCAGGCCTTTCATCAAGGTGCGGCAGTATTCCGCGTCAGCAAGAAAGATGGCTTCGCGAAACTGGTGATGGAGGCTTCCCTCTTCTGTTTCGTCTGCGTCTTTTATCCATTTGCTGCAGGTGGACCGATGAACCCCCAGCAAGGGGGCGATCATGCCAACGGGCAGGCCATCTGCTGCGTGCTGCTTGGCCGCTTGCACCAGTTCGGTGGTGAGCTTGGTTGGGCGTCCACCGGCTGACACAGGCTGTAGCAATGCTGGGGTCGCCGCAAGTCTAAGCCATTGCTGCCGTTTGGGAACCGCAACGGTTACCCACGCGAGGCAGTGACGGTAGTGTCCGCGTTGTACCTTCCAACCTCGGCATAGGAGCGGAGCGGGCGGGCATCCATGGTGAGGAACTTCATCTGCCCGATCTTCAGCCCCGGCCACAGGCCCACCCAGTGGAGCTGCCGGACGTTTTTCAGCTCCAGGGTCAGTCGTGAGCCATGCCAGCCGGGATCGCAGTAGCCAGCGAGCAGGTGCTGCAGCCCCTCACGGGCGCGGGAGGATTTGAGCACAAACTGCCCTGCCAGGTGGTTGGGCAGGTTGAACGTCTCCTGCGTCTCTGCCAGCACGAACTGCCCCGGCACCAGGCGGTAGGGGTCGTCGGCGGTGTGGCTCTCTAGGGAATAGGGCACAAGGCCTGGTCCCTCGCTGGACTCGATCAGGATGTTCGAGCCCAGACGAAGGTCCAGGCTTGCGGGGTTGACCAGGGCGGGGTCAAAGGGGTTGACCATGCCGGTTTCGCATAGGGCACGGATCTGAAAGTCGGCGAGGATCATCGGGGTTTGTAAATGGTGCGGGCTTGATGCTGGGCGATCTGGCGAAGGTCTGTCCAGAGGGGTGCTTTGTGATCGGCGGGGAGGATCAGAGCCTCAGGGATGCCGGTGGTGTTGCGCACCTTGAGGATGCGGAGGCCCCAGCCGGGGCGCTGGGGGGTGGTCATGGTGTCAGGCATTGCCATCGCCCTTCTGGAACTGATCGCCATCGGGGCCTCGGAATCGGTCATCCGATCCCCATTCATTGCGCTGGTACTCCATCAGGAACACCAGGCAGCAGCCAGCATGTGCCAGGTGACTCAGGCCGGTTTCAGGGTCACGATCTTGGCCGGACCACCAGGCGAACAGGTGCCGGAGCAGGGCGGCGTAGTACCTGCCCCAGCGGGCGCCTCTGCACCAGTTGTTGGCTCCGTACTTATTGGCCCCGAAGGTCAGCACCTCCGCGATGGCTTCCATTGCCGGTGGCGGCAGTAGATCAAAGCGGGGCTTACTGGCGCTTTCGGCAGACTTGCGAGCTTCACCTTGGGGCTCGTCAAAGTGCTCAGCCATGACTATTATCCTGCACGAATTGCCCTGTTTCCTGCACAGGAATTTCAGCAATGAGAAACGAAACCTCTTCTGCTGCGTCTTTTGAGCTGACGCTATGGTGTTCCCTGAGGATGGCGGCTAGTTCGTGGACAACGGCGGCGGAGTCGCGACGGCAGTAGTGGCGGCAGTCGCTGGCCGGAATCTTGCAGACGCCTTTTATGTAGGGGCACATCGCCAGGGCCAGACGGTCGGCGGGGGTGGCTTTAGCCATTGGACCCCTCCAGCTCGGCGGCGATAGCGAGGAGTTCGGCGCGAATGTCGTCACCCGCATCCCAACGTTCTTTAGTGATGTATCGCCGGTCAAATGGGACAGCAGGCACCGCCCGATCCGCAGCAGCTCGCAGAGCGGCGCCAAGGGGTTGACCCATATCCTCTAGCGGCCCCTGGGCTTCGTAAGCATCGCTCCAGGCGTCCCAGACAGCCTGCGCGGCGGGAGTGAGGTGGGTAGGGTTAGCAGCGACGGAGGCCGGTTCCCTGCTCTCGGGCACAGCCGGTTCATCGGTCAGCCACGGCAACCCAGCCTGAGGCGCCGGGATCGGTCGCCAGGGGCCGCCTGGGTGGTCGGCGCCCTGCCATTCGTTGTCGCGCTGGCGGATGTAGCGGGGGAGGTCAGGTAGGCATTCAAACATTGGACACCTCCCCGGCCTGGGGCAGATTAACCGTGGGCAAGTCCTCCCAGTAACTACCACTCTCCCAGCCCTGGGTCCATCTATAGCAAGCCTGCAGGACAAGCTCACAAGTCCCCCGGCGGGCAAGCCGATAGCCGATGGGGGTGCCGGAAACAATCTTCGCCGCAGCGATCATGCCGGTGGTTGTGATTGAACCAGTTGCGACGGATGGGGGTTTGATGTGGTCGCTCATACCTCCCCCTCCCCGGCCTGGGGCAACTTGTAAGGCGTACTTACAGGTTGCTTGGCCAAGTTGTAACAACGGCGGCCAAAATCCACAAGATCGCTGTCAAATGTGGGACCGTGGCTAGACCACGAACGCATGGCCAGAAACTCCTTATCAGTCGGCGGCACCGGCTCGGGCTGGGCCAGGGCGGCGCGGGCAGTGGCCATCAGATCGAGTACGTCTTTGGGAATGTTGCCCCAGGTGTAGTCAATCTTTTCAATTAGCCCAGCACACAATGCGCGGAAGTCAGGGGTTGTCATCGGGGAGCAGGTAACCCTCGTTGCGGAGGTCACTGCCATTACTTTGTCTGTCATGGCTACTTGAGTTTCTTGGTTGCTCATGGCTTGTTGATGGGTGTAAACGCTAGTTCAAACCACTGATCCTCGGCGTTGCACCACACCAGCCGAGAGGGAGCCTTATCTGGGTAAAGCCAAACCAATTGCTCACGGAAGTCTGAATTGGGGTAGCTGGAGGGGCTTGTCTTGCCGCGTCTGAGCTGAAATCGCCCCCCATCCGTCATATAGGAGCTGTTCAACCTGATACCCTTGATGCCATCAAATTCTGCTTCTGCGGGTGTCATTTTGTTGTTCTCCAGATAAACAAACAAGCAGGAATAAGCCAAACTAACGTCATAGCAACATCGGTCCAGATTGTGTGCTCAGCCACGGGCCACCTCCTCACGCAGCCACAAAGAACAACCGTGACAGCCATAACGATCTAGCCATTCCGCCACCTCGCGGATTGCGGCGCGGGCGGCGCCGTAGGGCAGCTCACCTGCATCCATGGCCGCCTGTGATTGGGGGCCCATTTTCTCCGCCACCCTCTCCACCAACCCCCCGGCAGGCGCGGGTGTTGGGGCGGGCGGTTCGTCAACTGAAAGCACAAGACTACCCTTCCGGAAATTGTCATGCAGCACCTGGCCGTCAGCAATTCTGCGAATTTCGATCCAGCAAGTTTCTGGGCAGTGAACTATAACCTTGTCGGCGGCGAACTCAGTGGATGGGGCAGGCTGGGCGGCGCCGTGCTGGCGGCCGAGGTTGTAGATGGCGCGGATTTGCACCTTAAACGCATCGGCTGGAGTCAACGCTTTGTCGCGGTACTTTCCCGCAAACAACTTATCGTGGGCATCTGAATAGCAGTCAGCCAGTTCCGCATCCGTGGCAACCGGAGTGACTTCAGAGGTAGGCTGGGCCATACGTAATGGTTGAAAGGACTTGGGCTGGTAGGTGATGGCAATGTGCGGGGGTAAAGGCTGCTCCGCATCCGTGACCACCGGGGCGGCCTCGGGGGTGGGCTGCTCCATTGGCTCTCGGATGGCCCGGCGCAGGGTATCCCGAATCTCGGGTATCACCCCAAGCCGCTCTAGCGTGTCCACCATCCTCAGGGCAATGGTATGGAGCGTCTGGGGCTCGTCGTCGGCTTCGCGGTCTTGCTCAATCAGCCGGTCGAGCTTGTCTTGGCTTGGTTGCTGTGCAGCTTCCAGATTTGACAACCGACGCTGATAGTCGCAACTGGCGCGACGCATTGAGGCCCACGCCTCTACGTCCAACTGGTCTTTAGCTTCCAGCGTCTCCACCCGCTCCAGCAGATGCAGGATCGCTTGAGCTGTAACGCCGCCTTCAAATTTGGCGGTCTGGCGCAGCCAGGCCAGGGTCTCAGGTTTGATGCTCATTGTCCACTTCCCCAGCGATACAGGAATCCTTTCAGGATCTCCCGACCCCGAAGCACCGCTTGCTTGTGTGTCGAGAGCCCTTGCACAGCCATTACAACTTGATCAATCTGCTCATCACTTGGGGCAACTTTTGTTGTTGCTGCCGTGGGCCAAGTTGCAGCCATTGCAAAAGGCAGGCCAATGGCTATGCAGGTTGCAATCCATTTGGCTATCACAATGACACCTCCTTCAAAGGGAGTACACGCACCTCATGGCCTTCGGCTAGCAAGGCTGCAGCT